TAGGGATTTTGGCACCTTCCTCGGGATGTTGGGCGAACTCGGGTATGGGTTCGCCTACAGAGTTCTTGACGCTCAATACTTCGGAGTGGCCCAACGCCGCCGCCGTGTGTTCGTTGTCGGGTGTTTTGGAGACTGGAGAAGTGCAGCAGCGGTACTTTTTGACACCGAAAGCCTGCGCGGGAATACTCCGCCGAGCCGAGAAGCGGGGGAAGTCGCTGCCGCCAATATTGAAAAAGGCGTTGGAACATGCAGCGGAAAACCAGTATTTGGAACCCTGTTAGCTAACTGCGGTACAAAGCAATGGTTGGGAAACCAAGAGGCGCTTTCTGGCGATTACCATGTTTTTGCTCTAGCAGGTAACACAATAGGGCGGCAACCTGAAAATGGGGGGAATGGTAATGGATATGATGAATCTGGTGTTAGTTACACGCTGACTAAGACAGACCAGCACGCGATTTGCTATCCAATAAATACGCAGATAGCAACACGCCACGAAGCTATGGGTAAGGGTACTGGAATGGGTATTGGGTTTGAAAGTGACCCTGCATACACATTGCAGGCAGCGCATAGTCACGCTGTTGCTTTTGCGTTTGACAGTCTAAGCAGCAATTCTATGAAATCAAGAAACCCGATAAGTGGGTGTAATGAAGTGGATGTTTCAAAAACTATAGATACAAGCGGATTAAACCCATCATGTAATCAGGGAGGCAATGCAGTTCTTCAAACAATGCAGGTGCGCCGTCTAACCCCAACAGAGTGCGAACGCTTGCAAGGGTTCCCTGATGGTTACACAAATATACCTGGCGCATCTGACACTGGGCGTTACAAAGCGTTAGGTAACTCGATGGCTGTGCCTGTTATGAAATGGATAGGTGAACGCATTCAGGCTGTAGAAAACACCAACACAAAATAGAGCGTACAGTATGAGTAAACAGATATTTAGGCTAGTGCATGACGAAGCGCGGCGCAGGGCTATTCAAGCAGTTAAAGACGCGCAAGATGGATATATCATCACAGTATCAGAGCCAACACGTAACCTAGATCAGAACGCGGCATTGTGGGCGATGCTAACAGATATTAGTCGGCAAGTTGACTGGTACGGCAATAAACTAAGTCAGGAAGAATGGAAGTCAGTTTTTAGCTCATCGCTTAAAAAGCAAAAAGTTGTACCTGGGCTAGATGGCGGCTTTGTTGTTTGTGGCCAGTCCACGTCAAAGATGACAAAATCAGAGTTTAGCGAATTGCTTGAGTTAATCGCGGCTTTTGGTGCGAATAATGGAGTAAAGTTTAATGACGATTGGAAAGGTGAGCAATGATTATTCCAGATTGGGCAAAGACTCTAAAGCCAACTAGCCTTTTGAGTAGCAATGAAGTCGCAGTATTGTTGGGAATAAAAGTAAAGGCATTATATAACAGGATTGAAAGAAATAGTTTCCCCAAAGCGGATAGAAGTATTAGTAATAGTATGTTTGGAAAAAACTGCAAGCCAAGAAGTTACTGGTATGTAAAAACAGTTATAAATCACATTAACGGGATTGGTAAAGTTTAATGACCAAAGCGGAACATAAGCACATAGAGCGAGTAAAGAACTTATCATGTGGCGTATGTGGCGAGGGTGAAACATCGGACGCTCATCATATACTGGAGGGTGGGCGCAGGGTCAGCCACTTTGCAGTTATCCCACTATGCAAATCTTGCCACCAGGATAATCATAACGGCATACACGGGCGCAAGGCGATGTGGAATATAATGCACAAGACTGAATTGCTAGTGCTGGCGGAAACAATAGAGAGGTTAACATGATAACGATTAGATTACCATACCCAGTATCAGCAAATAAATACTGGCGCACAACAGTTATAAAAGGCCATGCTGTTACTTATGTTAGCGCAGAGGCTAAGTCATATAAGCAGGCAATAGCGTGGATAGCGATAGCGTCAGGAGTACGACCAGTACATGAGCATGTCGCGCTGAATATAGTGCTGCATCCGAAAATTACTAAGTATGGCGACGCGTCAAAAATATGCTTGGATTTGGATAACTCAATAAAAGTAACTTGTGACGCGCTTAACGGAATAGCTTACAACGACGACAGCCAAGTAAAGCGGATTGAAGCGGAGTACGGCGAAGCTATAAAAGACGGCGGAATGACGGTAACAATATCAAATCATGAAAGGAATTAAATGGAAGCTGCGTTAGTATTGATAATTGGAGTTTCGTTTTTATCGGGTGTTGCGATGGGTTTAATCGTGGAAAAAATCAAAGGAAAAAATCATGAAATATGCTAAAATATTGATAGTAATGATGTTTGCACTTGCTGGTAATGCACATGCTAGAGAGCATCTAGCACCGCTTACAGAGTGCCAGCTTAATATCGTTGTGGCTACTGCTGTTTATCAGTTAAGCATAGTAGATGCAAGAGTGCCAGACATCAGCGGCATGTTGCAAATAGCAGCAATAGCAGTGCAAGACCAGGACACGCTGGACAAGTGGGCTAGGACAAAGGACGCAACGTATAATCTTAGTGATATAAATATGGCGATTTATGATATATCAATGAACATGATTAAAAAGCATAAGCGCAACGTCACGGAAGAAGAAATAAACACCGCAGCTATTAACAGGGTGGCTAGGGTATGTCAGTGATATTGAGAATAAGACTTGAAACAAAAGGAGCTGAAATGCAAAGATTAGATGAAGCTGGAATGTATCCTTTGACAATAGAAAATGTAAAGTTTCATAATAAAGGATTAACTCTACATTTAAGAGGGGGGCACATTTTCGGAGAATTTTATCTGAAATATAAATCAAACTTTGATGCGGCGGTAATAAACCAACTTTTTTCAGCGATAGGATGCAAATTATCGTTAGAAGAAAGTGATAATGTGGAAAGATTGATCGGGAAATCCGCAGATTTCTTAATTAGTCGCGTTGATGTTGATAAGTGCAATGGCGTTAATGTTTTTACGATGAAAATTATTTCTGTAATGCCTTCACCAGAAAATTTTAAGCAATCAAACAAGTATTTTAGAGATGTTATAAAAACGATAACAAATAGGAATTCTGTTTTGATATTTGGTTAGAACAGATAAATAAACCCGCAACGCTTAGAATATCGTCAGATATGCTGGACTAGATGATACTGGTCGATGCGCACCATTGCGGGTATCTACACACAAGTTCGTATTATATAAAATGAGTATGATGAAAATAGAGCAGATTGCTGTCGACACACTGATACCTTATGCAAGGAACAGCCGCACCCACAGCGATGAACAGGTAGCGCAGATAGCCGCAAGCATACGCGAATTCGGCTTCACGAATCCCGTGCTGATAGACAGCGACGGCGGTATTATAGCTGGTCATGGACGCGTTATGGCGGCGCGTAAGTTGGACGTGCAGGAAGTGCCGTGCGTCCGCCTGGCGCACCTAACAGACACACAGAAACGCGCTTACATCATTGCTGATAATAAGCTGGCACTAAATGCTGGCTGGGATGATGAAATGCTCAAGCTGGAGTTTGATGAGCTTGAAGAGCTAGGCTTTGACCTTGAACTGACTGGCTTCACGCTGGACGAGATAGCGGATTTGGCACCAGATGAAGAGCAAGAAGAATCTGGCGAGCGAGTCGGTGCTGGAAGCCTCGCATGTCGCTTTATGCTTCCTCCGTTTACAGTGTTAAACGCCAGAGAAGGCTGGTGGCAAGATAGGAAAAAAGCATGGTTAGCGATTGGAATTAAGTCAGAGTTAGGGCGCGGTGGCTATTGAAAATGTCGCCAGCCAATAAGGAATGCATGTACAACAAGACAGAATACTTACGGCAGCGCCAGGCCAGCGTGCGGCTATAGCAAAAAGCAGCGCGGCGATGGGATGGGACAGGTAAAGCAATAACATGAGAAATCCGAACGCGATACCAGGTGGGGTGGGGCTATGCCGTTAGACCGAGCTAAGAAGAAAGCAAAAGCAATTCCAGGCGGCGGCGGCGGATGCTGGCTTGGAGGTAATCCTACTGAAAGCACAAAAAACTATAAACAAGGACAGGGTAATACCAGCATTGATAAAGGATTGGCATTCGGAGAAATGCAAAATTATGACGGAGCTGATAGGAGCGTATCTGGCACCAGCATATTTGACCCCGTGCTATGCGAGCTATCTTATCGCTGGTTTTCCCCTATTGGCGGAACAGTCCTAGACCCATTCGCGGGCGGAAGCGTGCGCGGTATCGTAGCCGCTAAACTTGGTCGTCAGTACATAGGCGGCGAGCTGCGAGAAGAACAAGTTTCCACTAACCGCCTGCAAGCCAACGAGATTATCTTAGGCGATGAACTTATGCCAGTCTGGGTGTGCGGGGATAGCCGAAACATTGACAAGACCTGCCATGATGTGCAAGCTGATATGATTTTTAGCTGCCCTCCCTATGCCGACCTTGAGGTGTACAGCGACGACCCGACCGATCTAAGCACCATGAAATATGCAGACTTCAAAACCGCGTATTTTGAGATTATCAAAAAGTCGTGCAGTCTGTTAAAAGATGATAGATTTGCGTGCTTTGTAGTGGGCGAGGTTCGGGATAAGAAGGGTAATTACATAAACTTCGTTGGCGATACAGTGCAGGCGTTTATAGATGCTGGGCTGTCGTATTACAACGAAGCAATACTCGTTACCGCTGTTGGTAGCCTGCCGATTCGGGCGGGGAAGCAATTCAGCGCAAGCCGCAAATTAGGCAAGACGCACCAGAATATATTAGTATTCGTTAAAGGTGACGGAAAGAAAGCGGCACAGGCGTGTGGCGAGGTTGAAGTAGATGAATCAATGTTCGATGGAATAAGCGATGATTAGTGCAAGTTTTCCAGCCTCGATACATTCATCAACATTCTTGCCAACCTGCGTTAAGAATCTAGGGTTAGTGTAAGCCATGTGCGCATCTAATACCTCATTACGAATACTCCCAAGCCTTGGGAATTTCGCGGCGATAGAAATCGCTTTCTTCCAGTTATTAGTGGCGGCGGCATCTTTTAGTGTTTGCAGTTTAGTTTTCATGTGGCAACTTTAATATACAAAAAGCACCCTGTCCAGAGAGATTAAGAGAAATAAATGGCAGCTAAACCACTAGACCCTGTACTGATAGACGACATCCTAATC